CTACTATCTTCAGCTCCAGCAAATTCAATAATACCAAGTCTATGAGTGTCTGCCATAGTAGCACCATCATTAGACGCAAGTCTTATATGACCACCTTCTGTGGCACTACTAGCGGTGTTGTTTATTATATGTAAATCTCCTTGTGCATTAATACTTAATACTTCTGTCGTCGTAGCTCTTAAATTTAAAAAATCTCCAGTACCATCTTGTCTAAGGTCTAAAACAGTTCCTGATGAGTTTGCGTGGTCTAATTCAAACCTTACAAAAGAACTATTTCCAGTTCCTGTAAAATTTTGAGTACTATATACAAATAATGCTGCCCCCGCTGTAACGTCACCAGTAATTCTCATATCACCAGTTAAGACTTCTGAATATGCGAATGAACCACCACCAGATATAGTTAAATCTCCACTAATCGTAAGGTCTCCCTCAATAGTGCCACCAGCTCTCAGCGAACCAACTGTGCCTATAAAACTATTTAACATATTAAACCTCCACTATTCTAACAGTATGTGCTGTGGTTGATGTACTTAAATGATTGAAGTATATTTCTCCATCGTGTCCCGATGCCTCAAGTCCTAACGGAACTGTGATAAATGTTAATGTACTTCCCTGGAGTATTAAATCGCCTGAAGTATTACAATTTGTCTCTCCGTTTGCGAAATTAAAATATATATCGCCAGATGAGTATAATCCTAATTGACTTGCTCCTGTTACTTGAACGTGAACTGTGTTAGCCACATCAGCATTGGAGCCTGTTGTAGATACAGCGTTGACTGTCCATTGTCCGCCTGAACCCGCTGCATTGACTGCTTGTTGTACGCTTAATTTATGTAGATTTGCCATTTTCTTCCTCTCTAAGGTTGACTACCATGAACGAGATTGTGTTTGGTAGGTTATTATTATCTAATCATTTTTATTGCCGAAAATCCTATCATAGTTTTTCTGCCAATTCTTATTTGTAGGTCTAGTTCTAGTGAAACTGCCTTTGCCTTGTGTATTTAAGCCAAGTTGTTCTCCATTAAACTTATGAACATTACCCGACCTTAAATCTTCGCCTAAATCTTTCATTTCTTTTTAGCCTTTGCTTTTGGCTTTGCTTTTGCCTTTGGTTTGGGCTTCGCTTTTGGTTTTGCCTTAGGTTTTGCTTTGGGTTTGGGTTGCTCAACAATAGAGCTTTCAGGGTTTCTTCTATCTGATACTTTTACATACCCATTAGCTTTTAAATCTTTAACCTGCTCGATTACAGCCTTGCTGTCATCTTGCTCTGGAATCCGCTTAACACGCTTATCTTTTTTATACCAGTATTGAGCCATTACATCTCCTTTATCATCGGGGGGTGGTTAGACCAACCCCCCAATAATTGATTTGAGATTAAGATTAGTTATTTACGAATCTATATCCACGTTTGTTTGAACTACTGTCAATCAATACTGTTCCGTAAAGCAGGTCGGAAACTACCTTAGTTCCCAGGGCATCAACTGAATACTCTGCCTGGACACGAACTTCTTGTTGTACCGCAACAGCAGCTGCTGAGCGATGGAAAATCGCACCACAACAAACTGAACCGCCTGTTGAAATAGTGTTAGACATATAGACATTAATGCCATGCAGTTTGCCTATAAACCCCTTTGACGACCCACCATCATTTAGCACACTTGTGTTGCCACCAGCATCGGCTCTCCAAAAATATTTAGAGATACCAGCATTCGGGTCAAGGATGTCTGCCATCATAGTAGGATTGACGACCAATGAACAATCTCCGTCCATATAAGGTACGTCATTCTCGCCTAAACTGGCTAACGCAGCTTGCCAATCGGCTACTGCCATATTATCGTCACCACTTGCAAGAGCCACACTCACATTCAAACCATCAAGGTCATCCCAAATATCCGCATCAAGTTGACGAGCTAAAGCCTCGCCAAACATTTTCGTATATTTAGAAACCAAATCTGGTTGTGATTGTATCATAAGAACGTCTTCAAATAACATCGCATTATAATAATGGTCTGATATTGTAAGCGAACTTTCCGTTGTAGCAGTTGCGTCATAAGTCACTAATGTGTTAGCAGACTTTGAAGTTGCTGTTTTTAAGTCGATTTGAGGGATGTGTATTGTATCACCAAACCCCTTACCTGCAATCAATGCAGAATAGTCTTCAACTAAACCCCTGAAAACTGTTCCACGTTCGAAGAATCTGTATATACCCTCTTTCCAAACCTCTGGAACGAAGTCGTCCGCAGTTGAGGTTGTGTGAGCAGCACCTAACATTCCACCTGTTATTGCCATAATTTACTCCATTTATTTTTTGTAACCCTGCAAGATATTGCCCCAATTTGAACGCCTTTCGTCATCACTCATATCCACCCAGCTTTTATTCGTTGGGTTAGATGAACGAGCAGGAGCCCCGCTTGTAGGGATTACATTATTAATTTTTTGATTTAATTTATCGGTTAAGCTGCGAAGTTGAGTCACGGATAAATCTCCAAACGACTCTTTGTCTTCATCACTTAAACCATTAAGCAGTTCTTCACGATAGGCTTCTTCGGCATCTTTTAACCGAGTATAATCAGCTTCTATTGAGTCTATATGGCTCTGCCTTTTTTCGGCAAGTTCTTTCCATTCATTCTGTTCTGCCAATCGTTTGTCCTCTTGCTTTGCAATATCAGATTGCAATTTAGCAAGTTTGGTTTCTGCTTCTTGAGCCCGAGTTCTGTACTTTTTGCTTTCGGCTATGTAGCTACCAACATCGGGGGTTTCGGTAGTTTCACTTTGGCTATCAGTTGCCATCTCTTGTACGTTATCTTGTACGTCTTCTTTATTTGATTCAGACATTATGTCTCCATTTCAATTAGTAAAAATTAATTCATTATATACGTTTTTAAAAAGTAAAACCTGCAAATTTTATTATTAAAATCTTTATGCACGAAATTTCTCTTGTAATTCTTTGCGTCTTTCTTGCCTTCTTACTACACCTTTTATTTCTTTATTATTATACGTTGAAGGCACTAATTGACATTGACAGTTTTGCCGACACACACTAAACCCGCTTCTCGGCAACCCCACTATTGACCATTCTTCCCAGGTAGCTATATCACCACTTCTACCCTCACAATCTTCGCACACATTTCCCCCCGCAGTTACCCACCTAAATTGCTTAATATTTGCATCGCCATATTGTCCACGAATCGCAGCCTCGCTCATCATTTGAACCGCATTGGCGGTGGTGTTTTTAATATTATTTCTATATGTACCAAATATTATTCCACCATCATCTAAATCTTGTAATAGTGTGTTCCTAATAACAGCATCACTTGCTCCAGTTGCCCTAAGTGTTGTTATTGTTTGTTCTAAATCTAGAATAGCCCTTGATGTTGTTGTTGACATTGATGTTGTTATAATAATTTCTAGTTCTTCAATAGCCCTAGCAGCTGTTTGAAGTCTTTTTAATGTTTGTGCTGTTTGTAATGGGGCTTTTTCTTCAGGCATTCTTTAAAATCCTGTCAATCTTAATTCTCATGCCCCTTAATAATTCTTGTTCTACTTTTTTAGTTACGCCAAACCACTCCCTCGGTGGAGTTCCTGGATGATTAACCTTTTTAGCCCCAAATTTTTCTCCCCTAGAATTAAATATTGGATATAACATTTTAGCCTGGCGAGGCTTTATTACATGGGGTCTAATGCCTGACTGGTGATAGACTCCAATTTCTTTTCTGCTTTTTGCTGGGGTTAATCTTGCCTCTTGGCTTGATTGATTAGCCTTTTTAGCAATTCTAATATTCTTCATTGTACCAGTAGCATATAAAGGAACTCTGGGTTTGGAATATCCCTTATCCCTTTTACTGTGAATTGTGGATGCCTTTAGTTTTGCCATCGGTCTTCCATCAATACCTTGCCCATGTTGCAACCGCTTATCATGGTCTTTTACAATGCTTTGTGCAGCTTTGTTTATTTCTTTAGATAAGTCGAACTTAATCTTTTTTAGGTTAAATGTTTTTGATATATCAATGGTTGTTCTCATGATTTCTTTATTATTTTTTTTGCAAAACTTTTCCCCTCTTTAAACCCTTGCTTTATTTCTTTGTCATGGTCTTGCATAAACTGTTGTCCCAATGCGTTCAAATATGCCTCGGGGTCTTTTAATAAATCATCTATATCAATAGCCTCTAATATTTTGTCGGCATCTTGCCCAACCTTTAATTTTAAAATATCTATCTTATCTAAAAATTTATTGACTATCATTTACTTCCCTTAATGATTGAAATAACGCTGGTTGATTGGCTTGTCTTTCTGCTTGGATTTCTTGTGTTTTTTCTTCTTGTACTTCACCCATCTTAACCTCTAGTTCTTCATCACTCATATCGGGATTGAAATGCAATAACAACTCTCGCTTGGTCATAACACCCTTTTGTAATTTCCAGTCAAGCATTTTTAATTCTTGGTCAATAGACATTGGGTAAGATACTTCCCCAAAATCAATAGATAAATCTTCACCCAAAGATAACGACCCATGAACATCTAATATTGTTTTATCTATTTCAAAT